TTTGACCATGTGTTTGCGGATGATGTTCGGAGATTGGGCTGCTCAAATGCAGGCCACTCGTATTCTCAATGGTTGTGCCGTTGGCATAAATCCTTCCACCGAGTGGCAGATGCTTGTTAAGTGCCTTTTGAAGCATGGACCTGATGTGGGCTCTGGTGATTTTGCCAAGTTCGATGCTTCCGAACAGCCCATGATCCAGGAGAGGATTGTGGAAGAGATCAATCGCTGGTACGGCGATGGGTATTCTAATGCGCGGATTCGTCGTGTTCTGTGGCTCGAGTTCTACCATTCTCGCCATTTGAATTACGATTACCGCGATAAGAGGCCTGTTGTTGTTCAGTGGTTTCGGTCTAATCCGAGTGGGTTTGCTCTCACGACTCATGCCAACAACATGTATAATCATTGCTTGTTCAATTTGTGTTGGAACGCCTTGATTCCCGACAAACGATCAAAGTTTTGGGATAATGCATACCTCATAACGTACGGTGATGATAATGCGCTTAATCCTGGGCATGAGCAGCTTGAGAGCTTCTCACAGGAGCGCATTGCGCTCCAGATGGCAAAGTATGGGGCAACCTATACGTCGTCGAAGAAGGATGTGCCATTTGAGCCCTATGGTCCTATTGAAGGGATCGATTTCATCAAGCGAGGCTTTCGCTTTGACGAGCGGCTGCATCGCTGGGTGGGACCTCTGAAGCTCGAATCTGCGCTGTACGCGCCATATTGGGCTAAGAATAGGGTTTTGATGGATGAGATTCTGGAGTCCAACATCGAGTTCATGTTGCAGGAGCTCGCGTTGCATGACCCGAGTGTTTGGCAGTTGCATGTCCCTCGGATTCTCCGGCGTCTCAAGCGTTTTGCTGAGAAGGAACCTAAGCTCCTCCCGGACAGGGCGGTGTACCAGGATGCCTATCAGCAGGATGCAGTGGTTTTCGGCCGCTGAGCCGCAGGGTCCTGAGCAGGACTTTAAACTGCTTGCTTCTGCCCTAAATACACGGGGTCGCCCTTGAAAAAGCTGGGGAGCCAATTGGACGGCCTGACAGGAAAGGCAGATTAAAAGACCGCGCTTTTTAGCGTTACCGGCCAGGATGGTCTTTAACATCCAGGCCCCCCCAGTGCGTTAGCGCGTATAACTGCGCGCGCTGACAAAGGTTTGCAGTTGCCGACATTCACGAAAAACCCATTACTGATGATGCAACTCCCGCTGACGCCGTCGAAGTCTGCTCCGACATTGTTGGAGTTCAGGCTCCGGTGAATAGCGAGTAGAAGGAACTCACAGCCTTTGTTAACGAAGCTTGCGACCACACCACATTGCGCAAAGC